CAAGTGGCATTTGATTTCTTGATCAGTGCTGGCTTCATCCAGGGTGTACACTGTGGCTTCACCTTCGGCCACAAACCAAAACTCTGCACGACTGCTATGGCGTTGCATACTCAAGCATGTTTTGGGCATTACAGTTAGTTCTTTGAGTTTAGTACTTGGTGGCACTTCATGCAACACACGATAGTACCCCCAGGTACGTTCAGTCTTGGGCTTTTTCCAATCTTCAAGTATCCAAGAGCTGGAATTCTTTTTGTTCTCACCACCCACGCCAAACACAAACTCCACGTCAGGTTCGCTCATTTCAGGAATGTTGTATTGTGTTCTATCTCCACCATTGGCAAATATGAACTTGGCAGCAGGCATGGGATAGTACAATTTGGCCAAGCGTATGGCATCTCGAGCACTGTCATCTGCGTCATCAAACTCAATCACTCGATCCACCATGGCGAGATTTTCCACAATGGCTCGGCGTTCAGTCATGGGCATGAATGGTCTGCCCTTTTTGCGTACCAACCAGTCGTCTGAATTGAGTCCAACAACCAGTCTGTGGCCCAGGGCTTTGGCTGCTTGGAAGTAGGCTATGTGCCCGGAATGCAGTGGGTCAAATCCACCTGTGACAATTACTATTTTCATGTGGGTATTTAACTGACATGATGCACACACCACCAAAAAGCCGTCCAGGCCGCAATGAAGAATATCAGCAAAAAGAATTCCATTTCTGCCAGGTCTCTTTGCCAGCGTTCTTGATCAGTCATGCTATACCGTGATGTCTTCCATGCCAGCTGTGCGCAGCCGTACCACGTGACCCATTTGCCACTGCTTGGTGTCCAGGCCCTTCATGATGCCCAGCCAACGATTACGTAACAGAGCCACTTCGTTAATGATGGTTTCAAAGTCCACCACTTCTTCTTCACCGTCCACATACTTTTCAGCATCACGTGCTGTGAGCGCACGAGCATATCCTTCTAGGTACTTCTTGAAATGTCTGGTACGGATTTTTCTCAGTTGAATGTTGAGAAAGTTCAACACAGCTTCAATTTCTTGTAGCTGATTGAACCTGTGCTCGGTTATGCCTGGTAAGGCTGTGATGTTCTTCTCTACCAGGCCGCCAATCTTGCAGTCACGTTTGGCATCGGTCAACTCTGATTCAAAGTGAGCAATAAAGTCAGGTATGTTGCCAAGGTCGGCAACTACTCGGCTGTACCACATCAGTAGTCATCTTCTTGATTGTAGTTGTCTTCTTCGTCCGGCTCTTCTTCTTCCTCTTCTGCATAGTCCTTGTCATTGTCCAAGTATGCAGTGAGAGCTTTCTTGATGTCTGAATCACCTTTGAAGGCATCTCGGATTTGGTCCACATCATGATCATGATCAATAAGAATGGCCACAATGCTTTCAGCGGCTTCCATTCTATCAACCACGTTGACGTATCGCTTTAACTCACCCCAAATTTCGCTTGCTACTTCTGCTGACATGTTCACTCCCAATGTAATATGTTAGAAAATTCTGTGTATATTTTTTTGAAATCCTGACAACGTATTTTATCAGTGGTCTCTAAGTAATTTATTATACTTGTTGGATTGCATTGAATTGCTCGTGCATTCATTGAACTAACAATTGGTTCAATTATATTGTGAAATTCTGCATCATGAATTTCCAACAGTTTGGTACTTATGTAATCTTTCTGTTTGTGATTAAACAATCCAATATTGAGTTCTTGTGGAAAATCTAGCAAATCAAATGCAATAGGCAATTGGTTATTTTTACAAAATTGAAACAATGTGTGAATATCTAAAATGTTCAATGCTGTGACCACGCTGAATACATTAAATTTGTAAATTGCTGGATTTAATTTTTTGTATTGATTAATGTTGTTGATTACATCTGTCCAGACAGCACCATATCGTTCGTACTCAAATTTTGATTCAGTGTTGTCAATACTGAAACTCAATTCAACTTGTTTGAATTTATCCCAAAATGGAATCAAATGATCTGCATACACCGTACCATTGGTATTGTAGTGCAGTGATATTTGAGCACTGCGATTATTACCAATAAGATATTCTAACATACGAACATGAGACTTGTCAAGTAATGGTTCGCCTCCGGCAAATGTCACGTATCTTAGATTGTCCCCTATTTTTCCAATGTCTTTCCAAAGATTTGAGCTGGTGTCGTCGGTCCATTCTATTTTGATATTTTTTGAAGATTTCCATTGAGGGTAAGACTCTGGATGCTGAGAAACCTCTGATGCCCATTTACTACTGGCAACAGGACCACAAATCCTACAACTTAGATTGCAAGTATTTTTAAGTTTTATATCTAATGAAATTAATTCAGTTGACTTGGTGTTATTGTAATCAACACTGAATAACTTTTCTCGGAAAACATAGTTGTCGCGAAGACGTTTGCTAACTTTGCCATTTGTTTCATCTTGCCAGCATTTTTGGCATCCCAAAGGTCGATCGCCTTGTAAAAATTGTTGTTTTAATTCAATTTGATTTTTGTGATTTATTATGTCCAACAAAGAAAAATCTTTAATTGATTTATCATCTAACGATTGTTCATAAATGCAACATGGGGAAATCTGTCCTTTTAAATTGATCTCTAAGTTGATCCAGGGATCAATACACATTGTGTCAGGTATGTTAAAATTTGTACATTCCGTCACAATGTCATTGGTCAATGCCAATTGTTCAACTTGAATATTTGTTTGATCCTGTGAATACTTCAGTCTAGCAAAATTTAAATATTCAACAATGTCTGAGTCAGCAGTTATTACCATGACAAAACAGTTGGTTATATCCAACTGTGTTAGTATTTTTTGAAGATAGTTGTAAAAATACTGTTTGGTTCTGTCAGACGGAAATGTGTCAACCAATACAATTCGTTGATCAGCATTGTAGGATTCGTGTTTAATTGTTGCAAGTTCGGCATATAAATGACTAATTGGAGACTCAAAGAAATACTTTAATTTTTTTAAATACAGTACATCATACCTACTGAGTAGATTTTCAAGCCCCTGATCAGTCATGTTACTCTTCCGCTGTGTCGACTGTGCTTGCTTCTGTTTTGATGTTCTTGAAGTCTGTCATGACTTTGTCCAGGCACCCATCTTCGTTTGCTTCCCAGGCCTTGCGGAATTGTTTAATTATTTCGCCTTCGCTAGTGGTGAACACCAGACGATTGCCTTCTTTCTTGAGCATGCCTTTTTTCTCTGCAAGGTCAGTTAGGCCACTGTAGGGATTCATACCTGTTTCGTAGGGAATTTTGACCTGCATGCCTTCGAATGGTTTGGCATAACGAGTTTTCATTACTTTACAACCGGCACGTATGCCCATGACCTCGGAGATCTTGTTGCCATCCTCGTCCTCTTTCAGCTTCATTTTCTTCATGGCCACAACAATACTTGACGCATAGATAAATCCTTGGCCGCCGGAGATCTTGTCATCTGGATCAAACATGTCTTGACTGGCGTAGGTGTGATTGGTACAGACCATTCCAACATTGAAACCACCAAACATGTTGACTGAATTACGAACCAATGACGTCAGTGCCTTGGGCTTGCGACCCATGTCACCTTTCATGTCACCTGCTTCAAACTGGTTGACATCAGTTGGTGTCAACAACATGCCCAATGAGTCAATCACCCACAACACCTTCATGCGCTCACCATCGGGCAGGGCTTTGTAGTCAATCATGAATGTTGAAATAGCCTTGGCCACATCATCAATCATGCTCATGTTCAGTTTGAGCAATTTATCTGCACCAGTATCCACACCCAGTGCATGCAGCCATGTCTCATCCAGTGCGTTTTCTGTATCAACCAGGATGACAAAAATACCTTGCTCTTGTGCGTTCTTCACAATATTGCCTGAGCAGATATAACTCTTGCCTGCACCTGATTCTCCGGCAAACACTGTGATCTTGCCTAGCGGAATGCCCCGATTGAAATCTCCTGAGATGAGATAGTTCAAGGCAAAGTTGCCTGTGCTAATCCAATCTGTTGGATCATTGAATCCAATGCTGAGGCCTTCAATGCTTTTGGTAATGTCCTTGCGAAACTTGCTTACGTCAAATGGTTTTCCCATAATTTTCTTCCTTGTATAAATCTTTAAAAATTGCTCTACTGTCTAATTTACGCCGTTTGTCCATCTCTGTCAGTTGTTCAAATGCGCCAGCTAAATTTTTATCAAACGGTTGATCTAAATGCAACAACATGTTTTGATAACTGTTTTCCAACAAGTATCCGGGCTGTTTGTCAAGCCGATCTATTAGAATCTTCTTCACTGAGTTTAACACATTTTGTGGCAAATGTCTAACATTTAGGTATTCTGGACCGGTAAGAGCACCAATTATAAAACTGTTGTTGTGGAATCCTTGTGATTTCAAAAAATCTACACAACCAAAAATGCTCACATGGTTCAACAAAAAGTGCAACATGTTGAACGATATTTTATGGTTGAACTGTTTGATTGTGTACAAGTTATCCAAAAAATCTTGCCATGACCCACCATATCTAATATACTCAAATTCTTGGTCCATGCTTTCTACACTCACAGTCCAGTGTACATTTTTAAACTCACTGATCAAATCAAAAATGTGTGTGTCCACATGACTTAAATTGGTGTTTATTCGTAAATTTACATCAGGGTTGACTTGTTTTAGCAGTTCTAAAAATTCTAAATTTTCTTTCATCAGCAATGGCTCGCCACCGGCTAGGTATACATGTTTTAATTGTGCGGCATGATCAAAAATGTACTGTTTAAATTCTTGTCGTTTGACATCTTCAGGTGTATTGATCACAATGTTTTGTTCGCTGGCCCACTTGCTGCTAAATTCTGGACCGCAATACACACAGGCAAAATTACAAAGATTGCTCCAACGTATGTCCACAGTGTGCAAGGCAAAGTTCATGGTGTCATACAGTGTGTTGTCTACATCGCGCAGTTCTTTTAGATAGAACACCCGATCACTTATGATGTTGAAATTATTTTTATCCGTTTCCAAATCATAACAAGGATTACACCGAGCAAACTTTTGTCCTGTTTGCATGTCTGCTTTGATCTGGTGATCTTGGCCAAGTATTTCTTCTATGCTGTTGTTGTTGATATTGCCAATTGGTGCGGCACTGCGAATACAATTCTTAACCGAGCCATCAAAATTGTACATGATGCTGGTCCAGGGCACAGGACAAAATGCACGATTGGTCAAATATTCTTTACTGTTCATAATTCAC